GAAGGATAAGAGCACATCGGCGGAGGTTGTTATCCACGCGCTCGATAAGATGTCTGAACTTGGTGAGGATTTCGATATCGTGATCCTGCTCGAACCAACATCCCCACTCCGCACACCGGAACAGCTTAACGAGGCTATCGGGCTCCTGAAACAAGCGCAGAAAGCCCGTGCCATGGTGTCTGTGGTTGAAGATCATAACCATCACCCGTTACTTGCCTTTGAAGTACAGAAGAACGGACAACTGGTGCCCTACGGCTCACTGACCGGAGCAAGTACGGCAGAACCATCATACCCGGGGCATCCGCGCAGGCAGGCATTACGGCCGGCATACTTTATGTCAGGAGACTTTTACCTCTCGTATGTTGACACGTACCGGGAGCGCATGAGTTTCAACCACGAACTCACATCGGCGTATGTCGTCGAGAAATGGCAGAGCGATGAAGTGGACGAACCGGCGGATCTGATCCGGATTGATGCACTACTCAAGGCACGGATGGAGGGAAAGATATGAAAATACATGAGGACCGATGGGGAAAATATTACTTTCAAAATGGTCATTACTACGAAGTTGAAGAGAAAAAATCCCTAAAAGGATCAGATAACATATCAATATTAATGGGTTGCTTATTTGGGGGTGCCTGTTGCTTTATTTGGGCGACCGGAACGTTCGCAGCAAGTGCTTCCGAAGTTGGGGTCACAATGTCTGATGCGTGTGAATTATATTGCATATTAGCCTTTTTAATCCTAGGTCTTGTCTGCCTCGCAGGAGTGTTCATACTCGCATGGTATTATGATCGCGACATGTTAAGATTTATAGATTGGGATTACACACCATGAACGCATTCCTTTTTATCGGGATCTGTGGGATAATCCTCACCGCATTTTGTTTTATTAAAATAATCTATCACTATCAAAAGATTAGAACTTTAGACAAGGAAGCAAAACAACTAATACAAAAATTATATTGGGAGTACCATATATGAAGTCACTCTGGCAAAGAGCAAACGAGATAATCCCCGGAGGAAATCACCTTTTTAGCAAAACTCCGGATCGGTATTGCCCGGGACAGTGGCCCCCCTACTATAAGCAGGCACAAGGGATAATAATTGAAGCGCTGGATGGCCGGACATACCGTGATTTCTCAGTGATGGGTGCGGGCAATTCAACACTTGGATACAATGATCTGGATGTTTTCTTCGCGGTATCTGAAGCCATAAAAAATGGTAATGTCTCGACCCTCAACTGCCCGGAAGAGGTTGAACTAGCGGAAGTCATGCTGAAACTTAACCCGAAGATGGACATGGTGCGGTTCGGGCGGTCCGGTAATGATGCCTGTCAGATCGCCCTCCGCATTGCCCGGGAGTATTCAGGAGAGGATGCATATGCTATTTGTGGCTACCATGGGTGGCAGATCGGTCATCCCCCGCAGTTAGATCCAATGTGTACCCCGTTTGAGTATGGCACCGGATTAGAGGAACTGATGGATGCGATAGATTGGGGCATCGGGGCGGTCATCATGGAGCCCGTGAGGACAAAGGAGCTCAATCTTCCGTTTTTAAAGAAGGTACGGGAACTTACCACGATCGGCAATGTCCCGCTTATCTTCGACGAAGTCGCCAGCGGATTCCGGTGCAATATCGGAGGGTATCACCAACTGATTGGTGTACAGCCGGATATTGTCACATACGGAAAAGCGATGGGGAACGGATACGCCATCAGCGCGGTTGTCGGAAAAGAAGAGATCATGAAATCCGCTCTGAATACGTTCATCTCATCAATGCAGTGGAGCGAGCGCCTGGGATATGCGGCCGGACTTGCAACCATTGAAAAAATGCGGAAAGTGAACGCACAGCAGCACATGATAGAAGCCGGTGCCGCAGCTAAGCGGATCTGGCAGGGTGCCGCAAAAGAAGCCGGGTTGGAAGTCGAAGTATCCGGACTCGACCCGCTCGCAACTTGGGCATTCAAAGGCGATGATGATCGCAGAATGTTAACACTGTTTACACAGGAGATGCTTAAGCGCGGATACCTTGCAGCCGGGCAGTTTTACCCGTCAGTGATGCACAAACGGCAGGATATCGGGGAATACTCCGATCAGGTCTTTGAGGTTTTCGCGGGTATTGCTGACGGTTCAATGGTGCTTGAAGGCGAACCCGCCCGGGCGGGTTTTAAGAGGCTTGCATGATCCTTATTGCAGGATCCAAAGGTCTCATCGGAACCACTATTGCTCGGCACTTGGAGGGGTTGGCGACCGGGTATGATCTACCGGATACCACTCCCCCGGCCGGTATTGATTACGGCGCCTTCATCGATTGCGCCAGGTACGGTCACCAAGAGGACCAGATCGCAACGTGGCATACAGTGATCCATCAATTGCAACGGAAAGGTGCGGGAAGGATGATCCTCCTCTCATCAATCTACGGGCACAATGCCCCTGATTTCAGTATCTACCCGGGTACTGAGATACCGGAAACCCCGCTTGAGTACGCCATGAGTAAAGCAGCGGTGGAACAGGCAACCCGGTTCCTTGCGCAGAAGTTGAAGCCGTATAACATCCAGGTGAATTGCATCGCACCCGGGGGGGTGTTCAATGGGCACTCTGACCAGTTCCACCTAAATTACGTCCGAGCTGGTCAGGCACCCATGATCGAGCCAAAGAACATCCTACCGGTGATCGATATGCTCCTGCATCCGGACAATGCAGTAAACGGCCAGGTTATCACTGTTGATGGGGGATGGTCCCTGTGAAGCGCATACTTGTCCCTATCGGTTGCCGTTCTGATGAAGGATTAAGTGCCCCGGCGATCAGGCGGCTGCGGGAACACTTTGATGTTGAAGTTTTACACCTTGCCCCTCAACAGTTCCACGCATCATACGGTCTTACTGAGTGCTGCATTCAACACGGAGAGCCAGACCTTATTCTTATTACCGGCGACCGCGTGGAAATGTGCGCGGCGGCAGCGGCAGCGTTCCATAATAAAGTGCCCATTGCTCACTTCTACGCGGGGATTATCAACGATCCCATATGCACATACGACGACGTAGACCGGCATTGCATAACCCTGTGGTCAGACATCCAGTTCTGCGAGGATCGGTGCTCTGCAATCCGGGTCAACATGCTTAAATCTGCATGTGAATTGCCGCAAAAGAACGCTCCTTATGTTGTCGGAATCTCACACCTTGATGATCTGGAAGTGGACGAGAGCAAAGTCCCGGGAGAACCTTACGATCTTGTGCTCTTCAACCGTGCACCATTTGAGAGCAAACAAGTCGGAATATCTCTTGGAATGGAACTCGATCCCACGCATATGATAATTCAAATTGGTGGAAATCCAGATGGGGAAAAGGGGGCCCTCTTTTGTCATGGAAAATATTATGGCAATCTCCCACGCCCCCAGTTCCTCGGACTGCTTAAAAACTGCCAGCGGTTTATCACCAACAGTTCCGCCGCAATCTACGAGGCCCCGCATTTCCTGAAACCAGAACAGATCGTAATGGTAGGAGATCGGAATAAAAATCGCCTGCGCGGACCGTTTCAGACCGGTGCATCAGACAAAATTGTTGAGATCTTAAAGGAGTACCTGAAATGAAAGAAAAACCAACCAAAGAATCTTCACTTTCTGAATTGACTGACGAACAATTAACAGAACGCATCAGCGCGGCAAAGAATGACGGTGATGTCCTGGAAGAGATCGCGGAAGTCAACCGGAGAAAGCAGCATGTGGAAACGACCGACGATTGAGCACAACAAACTCACCGAATGGAATTGGATGGTCGGACACCCGGAAGGAATCTCGCTCGGTCAAAATGTCGATATCGGAGCGTTCACTTATATCATGGCCGGCGCGGGGGTCACCATTGAAGACGAGGTACAGATAGGCTCTCATTGCTCTATCCACAGTGTTTCCACCATCGACAACAAGATCGGGGCTGTAACCATCAGGAAAGGCGCACGTATCGGTATGCACAGCGCCATTATGCCCGGGATCACAGTGGGGGAGGGCGCTATAGTGGGCGCATTCTCGTTTGTGAACAAGGACATCCCGGCTGGTGAAACGTGGTACGGGGTCCCGGCCATATACCGCAAAAGTTAATAGAAAACTATTTACTTTTTAAAAACACCATATCTTTTATCTTTTCTGTGCCTGTGGACGCACCGGCATGTAATAGAAGGACGCTTCTAAATGACCGTTACAAACCGAGTTTATCAGAAACTAAAAGCAGGCGGTGAGATTAACGGCGGGGATATTGCCGCCCTCATCAACGAGCATAAGATCCCTCGCGAGCGCATGATCGGGATGTATAATCGGTACACCTGCAATGCGGATCAGGACTGGTACACTATCGGCACATCTCCGACGGTGTTTAAGCGGAAGTTCGAGGTCGATCTCGTAAAGGTCAATAACCAGATCAATATCGATCACTTCTCGAATATCATCCGGACAAAGACAGGGTACTTCATCGGGGAACCGATCACCTACTCCGTAAGTGAAGATGCCAAAAACAAAGAGATGGTAGAGGGGAAGCTCAAGGAGTTCTTAACCCGCATCGATGCCCCTGACTTGGATACTGAAACCGGGAAGATGGCCTCACTTTGTGGATACGGTGCCAGGCTCTGCTTCATTCATCCAGCAGGAGATCCCGAAGCCGGGAAAGAGGACGCAATGAATATTCCGCCGTGGGAATGCGTGTTCCTCAGCAAAGACGGCTCGATCACATCCCCGGAGTATGCTCTTCGCTATTACAAAACGCAGATAGAGAAGGCAGATGGCACTTTTAAGGACATCATGAAGGCCGAATGGTACGATGGGACCAATGTATCCTTCTGGGTAGAGAGTGCCGTGCCCGAACCGACACCCGGCACGTATGATCCGGCAACCGTCCCGAAACCCATGATGTCTTACGGGTATGCACTGGACCCAAACGAACCGGCCCGGCCTCACATGTTTGACGGTGTGCCGCTGATCGGATTCCCGAACAATGAGGAATTACAAGGAGACGCGGAGAAGGTCCTGACTATCATCGATGCGGTTGATCGCACTGTATCCGATGTGAACAGCGAAATTGAGCAGTTCAGACTGGCGTATCTAGCTATTTACGGGTATGCCTCCATCGATCAGAAGTTCATAAACGAGATGAAAAAGACGGGCTGTATCGGCTTCTCTGAACCAACAGACCGGGCGGAGTTTATCACAAAGGTAATGGACGGCACAACCATTGAGGCGCATCTCAACCGGCTGGAGCAGGCAATCTATCACATCAGCGGTATCCCCGATATGCGTGACGCTGCATTCTCCGGTAACTCGTCCGGGGTGGCGCTGAAGTTCAAGATCATGCCGATGGAGAACCTTTGCAAGATGGCAGAGAATAAGTTCAGTGCAGCACTCCGGCAGATGTTCAAGGTTATCGCGTCGAAATGGGCGGTTGAACAGGTGCAGTTCAGTTCATCGGACCTGACATTCAAGTTTAAGAGGAATTTCCCGCTTAACCTGTTGGATGAAGCACAGACCGCGCAGGCACTCACGGGCATTGTATCGCAGGAAACCGTATTGGGTACGCTCTCGATTGTCAAGAATCCGAAAGAGGAAATGGAGAAGATGGCAAAAGAGCAGGTGGACGCGGTTGATCTGGATGCGGAACTATACCCAAATCTCCCGCAGAATAATCCCAACCAACCAGTTAATGATAACGGGGGAACGGGGCGGGAGATACAAAACAATACTCCCCAGATGGAAACCTTACGGGGGAACGGGGCGGGAGATACTTCCTGAGGTAATCCCGGATGCCCCTCCCTTTACAATCAGAATATGAGCGGATCGTAAAGAACAGCGAACGCCTTTTTAAATCGCTTGAGAAATCCAGCAAACGAGAATATGCTTTGATGCTCCGTGAAGTGAGGGGGGAAGTAGCGACTGCGTACGCTCAATACGCAAATGCCGACGGGGTGCTTACATACGCAGAAATGCAGAAATATAACCGGATCAAGAAACTGAAAAATACCATCGACGAGATCGTGAAGGATCGCACCGGAAATGTCAAAACACTCATGTCATCGGTACTAAAAGAGAACATCACTACCTCGTATGCCACATCGATATTGGCTCTTGGGGCCGTTGCCGGGGTGGTGCTCCAAGAAAAGATATCTATGGATACGATTACGGCGATCCTTAAAAAACCAGTTGGTGGATGGACGTATTCTGAACGTATGGCACTCCGTACGCAAGATCTTGTTGTTAAACTCCAGGGAACGATCACAAATGGATTTGTTCGCGGGGATAAACTTCAAGCTGCGTCTTTAGCGCTCAAAACCACCGCTGAAAAAAGCTTCGTTCAATTTCGGTCATTTGCCGGAGATATGACTCACGATATGTCCCAAGAGGCAGTAAAGGAGTCAACCATAGCGGCCAGTGATGAGGGGATCCATACAACAAAAACTTGGGTGACCGCTGGAGATGGCGATGTGCGTGAAGCCCATCAATTATTAGACGGCCAAACCGTAAGAGGGGATGAATATTTCGTCATTCCATCCGGCAAATGGAAAGGGTATAGGGCTGACGGGCCCGGCGGTTGGGGTGAGCCGGCTTTAGACCGGAATTGCCGTTGCTGGTTGGTTTGTGATGTGCGGAATAAACTATAAATTCAAATAAAGAACATTATTATATGTGATTAGAGCTTGTGATGAGTGCGGCAAAGAATTTACCTCTGCTTGTAAAACCAATAGGTTTTGCAGCCGTCTCTGTTATGCGAAGTATCGCTCCCGTGTTTTTGTAGGAGGCAAAAACCCCGCATGGTCTGGGGGCGGGATATTGAAAACATGTAAGATATGCGGAAAAACATTCACTCTTAAAAAATCTGAAAACGCACGAGAAAATAGGGATTGTTGCTCAAAACCATGTGCCAACAAAGCCCAAACAAAACAAGTAACTCTATCCTGCGTTATCTGTAAAAATGAGTTCTCTATTCCCCTCTCACAATTCAAACGAGGTAACGCAAATTGCTGTTCCTTGGCGTGTCGTGCTGAATGGAAAAAGAAAACCATTAATAAAAACTGCCTCATCTGTGGTAAAGAATTTGAAACAAAACCCTCTCTGATAAAACGCGGTGGGGGTAAATATTGTTCTGAGTATTGCGCAGGACTTTCAAAACTAAATGCTGGGAATCCCAATTGGCGGGATGGGGCATCTTTTGATAAGTATTGTGAGAAATTTAATGCCAATTTTAAGAAGAGGGTTCGAGCATTCTTTGATTGCAAGTGTGTTGAGTGTGGAAGCCCCGAAAACGGGAAAAGACACGCGGTTCACCACGTAAATTTCCGTAAAGATTCGTGTTGTGATCAAGAGGCCCCCCGGCTATTCGTTGCACTCTGCGCGTCGTGTCATTCAAAGACATCGTATAATCGACAGTACTGGGAACGCCATTTCACAGATCTGATCAATCAATATTATGGTGGCAAGTGTTATTTTACAGAAGAAGAAATGAAACAGTTAACCGAAACTAATTAATATCTAGAAAGTAAATCATATCTATTAACCGGAGGGCATCCCGCTCTCTACTATTCTCCGTAACTGTTCGCAGGCACGGCGCGGGACGAACTCGGTAGGCAAACTTATGTCAGACGAACAGAGTAACCAGAATCCGCAGGTACCGGCGAACCCGTCGGGCACTGATGGACAGCAAGCACCGCCAGCAGCACCAAAAACACCCGAATCGCCCGATATTGCGAAGATCATCCAGTCTGAAACCGATAAGGTCCGGACCGAGTATTCCAAGCAGTTCAAGGCGCAGCAGGCGATGATCGATGAACTCAAAAAGAGTCAGATGACCGAGACCGAACTTCGGAAGTATAAGGACTCCCAGCTTCAAGAACGGGAAAGCGTTCTCCAGCGGAAGGAACTTGAACTTCTGGCAGTTGATGTGCTTCGGGAACACGATATCCCTCTGAATCTCCGTGAGTTCATTGTCGGTAAAGATGCTGATGAAACAAAGGCGCGTGCGGCATCTCTGAAAGCCGAGTTCCAGAAAGCAGTCGAAACTGCTGTTGCGGAGCGGTTCAAAGCAAACGGACGCGAACCCCCGAAAGGAGAGACGGCGCCAGCGGGTAAACGATACTATACCCGGGCTGAAGTTGAAAGCATCACGAAGAAAGTCATGCTTCCCGGCACTCCCCAAAAGGAACGGGAATCAACCATGGCCGAACTTCAGGCTGCAATGCGTGAAGGACGTATCAAGAACTAACAAAACAGGAGGATAATAATTGACTGTAAATAACTTCATTCCAACAATCTGGTCGGGTCAGGTATTCACCGATTTCCAGAAAGAGACAATCCTCGGGGGGTTCTGTAACAGGAACTACGAGGGTGAGATCAGCGGGCAGGGAGACACTGTTAAGATCAACTCTGTCGGGCCTGTAACCGTCCGTACCTACACCAAGAACAGCACCGGTAATCTTACCGTTGAACAGCTCGCAGACTCACAGAGCACCCTTGTGATCGATCAGGCGGATTACTTCGCTTTCTCGGTTGACAACATCGACACCGCACAGGCTAAAGGCGATGTCATGGGGGCGGGCGTCACGAACGCAGCTCAGGCAATGGCTGAAAAGGCGGACACTTTCGTCGCTAACCTCTACACCCAGGCCGGCGCATCAACCTATGCCACGGTCACTCTGGCAAGTTCCGATCATGGGGTCCTTGATCTGTTCGGTCGTGCCGGGCAGCTCCTGAGTGAGATGAACTGTCCGAAAGCCGGGCGCCGGGCGTATATCAGCCCCTATGTCGAATCCCAGCTCGTTAAGCAGAACGTCCTTATGACGCTCGGGGCGAACGCGGAACTCTTCGGGAACGGTTACCTCGGCCGGTATCTCGGATTCGATATCTTCGGCAGCAACAACCTTGCAACCGGCAGCACTCACACGGCATCTCAGCCGGTTCATGAATGCCTGTTCGGCACCCAAGAAGCGATCACCTTTGCTGATCAGATCGTAAAGACTGTCGCATACCAGCCGGAAGGCGCCTTCTCGGATGCCGTCAAGGGTCTGCATGTCTACGGGGGCAAGGTCATCAAGCCTAAGGCTCTCGTGTGCATCGAGACCAGGAGCACCTAATCATGGCA